CAGAGGTGGTAGCGCGTAGTTAGATTAAAATTCTCATGTAATAATAAATGGCATATCAGCTCCAACCTGGTCTTTCCATAGTTCAAAATGCGGGGGCCATCGCTCCAGTCAAGGCGACCGACGAAGTTTTTGTATACCCCCAGCCCAGTACTCTCAATTGCTCTGGTGGGGGGTGCCGCCCCAACACCATGTTGTATGGAACTGCCCCATACATGGCAGGTAAGGGATCACCAGCGCAGCACATAGATACAAGTGATCAACTTAGACCCCAAAGTACCTCCCGTTTTAACAAAACTATCGTCCAGACCTACGAACGTAAACTTTTCCCCCTCACCAACATGGACTGTAAGGTCCCTCTCCGAACTATGAGCTACGAACCCTCGAGCACACGCGCGGAAGTTCAGAATGGTCTTTTCCAGCAAAGGTATTACGCCAATAAAAATATTAACAACAATTAAGAATGGCTGACCCTATATCCCTCATGGCTGTAGCCAGTCTCATATTTGCTGGGAGAACTTTGAGTAAACCCCACAAGACCGTAGTTGGTCCCTCTCCAGAAGTCGATGAAGCCCCGGTCATAGAGAATGATGATTTTTCACCCATGGCCCAGACACAACCCCGCTACGTAAAGGAAGAATTTTTAACTCGGACAGGTATTCCACACAAAAAGGAAATGGAGGCTTTTGGTGACGTCTCCGTTCAGCAGAGAAGTGGGGGACAGGAAATTCTAAACATGCGAAACCGTATGTATGACCAAGGTCGAATGAACAACCTCTCGCCGGTCGAGAAGCAATTGGTTGGTCCAGGTTTGGGGGTTGGTGCGGATGTTCCAGCGACTGGTGGATACCAGCAGTCGTTTAGGGTGAACCCCGTGAATGTTGGTGAGTACCGTTTAACATCTCTTCCAGGACGGGCGGGTCCAGCTAGGGACATCACGGGTGGTCGCTCCGCGGTCGTCGGGCAACTCACCCACAACAAACCCGAAACAACTGCACATTTACCATCTCGATTACCTGCCATGCCCGGACGCGCTCAGGGTATGTCGGGTGTTGTTCCCCGTAACGAACATGAAAGAACGAAACGAACAACGAACCGTTCGGAAACTGGTCTACGCAATGATGGGTTGGGCTTCAACGGTGCGAAGCGCTTTGTTCCAGCCCAGACAGCATCCCAAGATCCAACCCGATTTAGAACCGATCGTCACGACGAGCAGTATGGCTTCAACAATCAACCCGCACCGGGTATAAGTAGCTTCTACGGGGCGTACACAAACACCGCAGCCTCTAAGGTAACTGAGCGCACCAATGATGAACTCATGAAGTACGGATTCCGACCAGAAGATCGACGCGGGAAGGCGAATCGGATGGGTAACGCGGGTAGAATGAACGTCCGCGAAAGTGCTTTGAAGCAGGGTGGCCGTCTCACGGCGGTTCGGAGTGACACCACCCGTGTGGATGGGCGCATGAATGCGGCGAACGGTGGCTGGACCCAAAACTACCAACAAAAACCATTCCACCAGTTTAACGCTTACAAGGGTAACGCAAACCCCAACGCGAACTCTTTGGACATCGCAAAGGTACAACTCCAGAAGAACCCCCTCGCACATAGCATTTCCCAGTAAATTACCCACCCCCTAGACAAAAACAGTCATTAAAATTATATACCGTAATTTTAATGAAGGTTCATACTCTGGACATAGATAGTAGCGAAAGAGACATCACCGCGTACCCATACGCGAATAATTATACAATTAGGTTGGAAAATCCAATTTACGATGTTTCAGAAATATCCCTCATTTCGGCCAGAATTCCAACACCCCAACTCGCCACCTGTACAACCAACAAATCCTTTAGTGTAGATGGAAACGTCTACACACTGGACGAAACAAACTATGCGAACGGGTCATTGTTGGCTACAGACATAGATACGAAACTACAGGGTTCTAGTGTCGACACAGTCGTCTTCGATGCAGATACAAATAAACTGACTCTATCAAATTCAGCCGGAACCCACGAATTTACCCTTGGTTTTAGAACTGGGGTGAACGGTTATACCAGTAATAATACACCACTGACGACACCTCACCAGATTTTGGGATTTGGTTCGAATGATTACATCTCCTCTGGAAACAGTCTCACCTCAGGTTCAATCAATCTATCTGGTCCAAATTCACTTATACTGAAACTTTCTGCGGGATCGGAAGAATTCACAAAGACTGTGTATTCTTCATCCCCGTTCTATACGGGGCACATTCTCCTAAATGGTGGAGACTTTGTCAATGTACACGGTAGCGATGACCCCATAGTACACAATTTCCATAAAGGTTCTCAAAAACACATACAAGATATCAAACTTGAGTTTTTCTATACAAGTCACGGGCGCCTAATTCCCTACGATTTTATGAACCAAGATCACATCATTAAATTGAATATTAAATGTTCTACGGATAAACTTGAAAACCTGACTAAAATTGAAAATGATGCACCCGAAGAAATCAAGGTGGAACCCACTGTGAAGACAAACATAGGGATTTCGGGATTTGGAAATCTCTATGAATGGAAAGAATACATATATATCCTTATTATCGTATTTGTTGGTGTCCTGGTACTCACCTCCATGAAGCGTTGATTTTTTAAACGCGGGTGACGGCGAAGACTGGCTGAGCAGGCTTCGAGACACGGGTGGAGATGCGAGACACAACCTGGTAGACCACAACCGAGAGGAGGGTGGTGAAGAGCGCTGTGAGCGCATACTGGGAACCGCCGTTCTTGGGCGCCTTGATCACCTGGGTAATGACCCAGCGAACAAGGTCCATCCAAGACATCGCGGCAGCGAACGAGAAGCCCGCGACCACGGAGTTGAGGGACTGAGTCTCAAGCTCAGCCGCGACGAGGGTGACAGTGTCCATAGCGGTATCGATAACGCCAGCCATTGTGTAAGTTTTATACTATAGTTGAGGAAAATTATTCTGGTAACAAATCTTCTTTTTCAATTTTTTTATACTTTGTTTTCCTGAGTGTTTTGGTTTTCGTGAACACCGGTTCATCATCCGATGATTCACTAGAGCTGGTATCTATGTCACATGATTTCAATTTATCATCCAAAAATGTCCATGCCTCAGGCTCCCATGTGCTCATTACTATTAAGGGCATTTTTTAACATCTGTTCTGCCGGACTCTGGGGTTCCCAGCTGTGCCAACGGTCGTAAGCTTCATTCATCTGGATAAATTTGGGGTCGTCTCCCGAATACCTAACAAACCCTGGACATTCTTCCTCGGCAACTTCTTCAATCTCAATCTCATCCTCCGATTCCCCCTCCTCATACACATCGGGGAAGAGGGAGCCGATGTTCTGACCAACCGTATTCATAGCACAATATTTGGATGCGTATTCCATGTCTTCTGGAAGAATTACATCTCTTCCACAAGCCTTACAATATTCAGCAGCCAAAATCATACTGTTTTCCATCACGGGCATCATTATGTCAATCATAGTGTTCATGTAATTCGTAGCCTGGGTATCCCCAGCATCTCCGAATCCAGTTTGCATATTCATGTTAATATTTAACGGTAAAAAGAGTTTTAGAAATTCCCTCGGCAACACGTAGAATGTTGTAGCTTAGAGCGTAGACACGAATCTGTCTTGCAAAATCGGGACACGACGTCATACTTAGGTTTAAAATTTGTTCTTTTACTAAACTGAAATTAACCTGCCCCGTTGGGTACCATTCCTCTGGCTGAAGTGCGAAACTGTACGAATAGAATCGTCTAATGAGTTGGGTCTTGGAATGGTGGATCGCAGCTTGAACCGCCTTGAGAAATATGACACTACCCGTTTCCTCTGTTATAATGTCCTGCCCATCCAAACTGAGTGTCAGGTGGTCGAGGTTTTCGTAAAGTATGTACTTCCCGTCTTGTATAATAGATGTATTATCGTAGTCAAATGGTGTTACAAACTGAAATTCATTATTACCAATCTTACCCCTTCGTTGAATCACAAAGTATAACTCTTTCACCGGGTTTGAAAAGTCCAATTTGAATGTGTCAGAGTTCACACCCGCATCAACGTTGAAGACGTTTTGTTGTAGTTGTGAAATGAGGTAATCTCGGGGCGTTTTTTCAATTTTAATTCGCTCTGTACAATCTAGAAATACAATTTCTGTACACAATTTGAATTCCTGTATCCTGATGTCTTCTGTGAATGAATTTGGATAGGCACCGTCTATCCTCACGATGAGGTCCTTCACATCCCTCAACTTGATGTCGACTTCGACTTCCTGTTTTTTTATAGCACAGAGGGGTATCGCCAACTCTGGGTGGTTGTAAAAGTAAAAGGGTAAATCCACAAAAAAATCTACATCCTTCGTATTTCCCAAAGCATTTCTCGCGATTATGAGACGGTTAGCAACTTGGACATCCGCAGTTCTTTCATCATACTTACCAATCAGATGCTCGAGGGCGTTTTGTTTACTTTGAGTAACATTGTGCTCTGAATATATTTGGAGATAGTCACTCGTCAATCTTTGAATGATCTTACCCCCGATGATTAAATCGACATGCTCAACGATCGCGTGACCAACAGATTCTATGTAAGCGACCCCCGATGTACCAATTTCTGGAAGTTTTATTTTCAAACTCAGGGTTTTCAGTAGGTCACCTTGATTTTGGAGAATCTTAAATTTCACCGTCTTCCCAAAATCAATTTCGTTCACGGGATCCAAGTCCACATAGTCCCGTGAAAAATTCGAATGCTTCTTGAAACTTTCCAAAAAATGACTGTAGTCTGGATTGTCCGTGAAGAACTGCTCTTGGGGTCCAGACGCCAAAAGTTGGACACGACCAGCCATTACTAATATATCCACCTAAAATTTTAATCCAGCTAAACCACTCTCAAATCTCAATACGTTATAGTTGACCGCATACACCCGGGTATTATTGGCTTCCGCGTAGTTGTTGGGAATAATCTCCATAGTCAACATTTTGTGGGTAACACGACTCATGTTTACCTGTCCTGTTGGGTAATATACCTCTGGTTTAAGGGAAAATGAATACATACCAAATGTGGCGATGTTTGCAGATGATGGACTATTTATATGATGTTTCAGAGATTGTTCGTATACTAGAAACTTTGTATCCCTCTTGAAAACAACCTCATTATTGAAACGAAGTTCTACATTTTTGATGCTATTGTACCAATTTGGGTCGTTATCTACAACAGCCTCTTCAGATTGAGAAATGAAGAAAAGTTCCTTGACTGGGTGTTGGAAGTTTAACATCACAGACTTTTTGGTTTCACCAACTTTCATTTTGAACTGCGCCAGTTGAACCTGTGTGATCACATAATCAATGGGGTACGACATCAAATACCCCCTCTCTTCGTCAGATAAATATACAAAATCTGTATCTATAGACATCGTACGAATTGAACCCTGGAGTCCATCTGGGATATCGTAAGGAAGGCCATTGTTAAATATCACCTCTTTCAGAGGTCGTAATTTAATTTTAACCTCCACGATATGTTTAGTTAGGGCACACGTTGGTATGGCTAGTGTTGAATTTCTGTAAAAGTAAAATGGGAGATTGAGAAAATAGGTATAATCGCCCTGATAACTTAATATGTTACCATGTCCGTTCAGAAAGTAGAGGGTTTGATCGATATCATCATTCGTATTATGAAGCTGTTGGTACAGATAAATATATTCACCTGTGATTCTCTCGATAGGTTGACCACCAATCAAAAGTTCCGCATATTCAATCATGTGTGTGATTATAGAAGGTGACCAAATAGTATCATTCCCTGTTGTATCGGGAGTTGGGTCATTTAAAGTTACCTTTAGGGTCATGTTCTTTATAAGATCCCCCTTGTCTACGGGGATTCTACACTCTACAACGTTTCCAAAATCCTCAGTAGCGTCAAACTGATTTTCTAAAACATCTATAGAAAATTTAGTGTGTCTCTTGAAATTCATCAGGAAATATGAAAACTGTGGTTCGTCTGATAGCCATTGATCTTGAACCCCTGTGGCGGCAAGTCTCAGACGACCAGCCATTCCTACTCTATATGAGTAAAATTTTGGTAAATAAAACGAGACACTACATTAGAATGAATCTTCAATTGAAGAAATTCAAACCCGAAAGTATTACGGACGACAGGGTTTGTGTGTTCATAGGTAAGCGAAATACGGGTAAATCCACTCTGGTGAAAGATATAATGTACCACAAAAGGCATCTTCCAGCGGGGATCGTACTTTCGGGGACAGAGGAAGGTAACCACTTTTACTCTGAATTTATTCCAGATCTCTTCATCTACGGCGATTATGATAGAGACGCGATAGAAAGGGTCATGGCCAGGCAGAGAAAATTGGTGGGCGCAGGAAAACAAAACTGCGGAGCCTTCATGCTCCTAGATGACTGTATGTACGATTCAAAGTTTCTGAAGGATACCTGTATACGCCAATGTTTCATGAATGGACGCCACTGGAAGATCTTCTTCATGTTGACGATGCAGTACGTGATGGATCTCCCACCGGCACTTCGCGCCAATGTCGACTACGTATTTATACTCAGGGAGAATATCATCCAAAATAGAGAAAAATTATACAAGTCCTTTTTTGGTATTTTCCCCTCCTTCGATATGTTCTGTAAGGTTATGGACGCATGCACAGAAAACTACGAATGCCTCGTGTTAGACAACACAGTAAAGTCTAACAGGATTCAGGATTGTGTATTCTGGTACAAGGCAACACTCAGGAAGAACTTTAGAGTTGGGGGCCCCGAGCTGTGGAGACTTCACAAAAAGATGTACAACCCCAAGCACCTCGAGCAGAAGGAGGAGGATGCCAAAAAGGCCACCAAGAAGACGGCACTGACGATCACCAAGAGGAAATAATCGCGTTTTCGTTTTTATCAAAAAACATGTGGTATAGTTAAATGGCTTCCCCCCAAGTGAGTACATTGAATTTGTCTGATAATGGTGATGGTATGGTACCCCTAAATACCAACCCAACCACGTCTTTTGTGAACAATGGGCCTGAAAAAAATATACACCAAAATAAAGAGACGATGGATTCTACACCAATCAATGATATTATGATGGAACCCCCAATGATGACCGATGAACCAAAAATGCAGGGTATGATGCCCCAAATGACCGCCCCCCAACCACAGGGGTCTTATGCCGCCCCCCAGCAGACGGAGAAACCAGAAAGTAAGAATCCCCTCAACCTCACAGATGATCAAATGACCGCCCTATTTGTCGCGG